CCAGGTCCAGCCGTTCTACCACCACACCGGCACCCCCTACCCCGGCATCTACGTGTACTCCTTCGCTCTGCAGCCCGAGGAGCACCAGCCAACTGGCACTTGCAACTTCTCTCGTATTGACAACGCCCAGGTGTCAATCCAGATGAAGTCCAACAACCAGGCAACCCTGCAGAAGCTGTTCGCGGTGAACTACAACATCCTGCGTATCCAGTCTGGCATGGGTGGCCTTGCGTTCTCCAACTAAATCCTCACACGGTAAACTCCAAAAATACGGGCAGACGCTACGAAAACAAAGTTTTCGGGCTTCGGCCCCAAGAACCTGAATGAACCAGGTTCTTGGGATCGAACACCTATAGTACAGATTACTTACCGCGGCGAATACATTAAATTCAAGTAGACTCTTCCTCATCCTCAGCCAACTCAAGTGAAATAACTGGAAACTCATACCACTGAATGTCTGAATCGAGTTCGGCCATGTCGGATGGGAACGAACGCAACACTTGAACCTCGATGAAGGGCTTCATTTCATCGTTCGACCCGTAAAAGACGTGGTCCGTGCGAATTCGATCAGCACGTGCATCAGACAACTTGATGATGTGCGTCACACTTGTGAATGCGATTCGAAAAATCATGTCATCACAGTCTTCGTCATCACAGTGGTCGTCCACGAACGTATACGGGCGAAGATATGTCATCCGGTACAATTTTTCGGCCGAAGCCTCTTTTTTCTTCGTAAATACACTCTGACAAATCTCCATACCCTCCTTGTACTGGCCATCTGTCAAGTGTTCTTTGATCGAGTCAATAAAGTCTGAAATATCATGTGCTGTCATTGACAACTAGACGCAAAACCTCTCTATGTCTACATCCACAAGTGGCTCGGGGTCGGGGCGCGGAACTCCCGCACGTACGCGTTGATGTTCCGGTTGTTGCTCCCCTGCCCGTAGTTGCGCATCGCCTGCAGGATGTTGGAACGGGTCATGCGGCGCGGCGAGCCATTGCTCACATTCGTGTAGCTGCCGGCAGATGAGCCCTTCTTGAAACGCCAGCCCTGGCCATTGCCGGCGACAATCTTGAGCAGCTTTGCCGCACGGTTGATGCTATTCAGGTTGGGGGTGGAAAGAATTGACTCGTTCCCGGCATTGCCATTCAGGTAACGCTGCAGCTTGACGGCCAGTTGATTTCTGGCTGCGGCTGGGCTCCCGGCAGCCGCCTTGGGCTTGCGCGGGCCACGCTTGGTCCCAAAGTTCGAGCGCTTCTTGCGCGGTGCCTTGACATACCCCTCCATCATCTCACCGATGTACGCCTTGCGCTTCACGTGGCGGACGACGACGCCACCCTTACGCGGAGAATAATCGCCGCGGGGCTTACCGACGTTGCTACGCGTCTTGCGTGCAATCTTGGGGCGAATAGCCTGCGGAATCGTGGTCAGGTTGGCGTAACGCGTTGAAACAACGGCACCGCCTGGGTTGCGGAAAAACTTCGCCTTGGGGTTGTACGTCGAACCGGCGATGAATTTACCGCGGTTCGTGACCATGATAGCACGGCGCTTGGCGTTGAAGAATATGGTAGAGGTGGACATGTTATAATTGATGCAGAAAAAAAATCAGCGGGGGTGCTCATCATAACGGCGATGATGAGCACGCTCCTCAGGCCACCACCCGGGACGCGGGCGCCACGGGTAATCTGGGCGCGGGCGACGATCCGGGCGTCTGAAAACCAGGAAAAACATGAGGATGATGAGAATGAGCAGAAGTGCCTGCGTACCAGAGAGACCTGCCATTTAAGAAGTGTGCACAAAATAAATTTATGGATGAACTCGAGGAACGTTTATCGGCAGAGCTCCGATTTCAACTGACTTTTCACACGGACATGACACAGTGGGAGGCGATGGACCGACTCGAAACTGGCGACTGGGAAAACATCAATGCAGCCATCCGTGATGTTTTCGCACCCTGTGTTCGTCAATATTCATACACACCAGCCGTTACCACCCTACAAAACTGTCGAAACGCGCTTTGCCACGTCGTCTGGGCAGCCATGAATGTGCCGTTTCCACGGGATCCTTTTCACCATATCGAATGCGTCGTCGAAAACACACTCAACGTATTCCGACGGACGGTGTATGAAACCCTACGAAACGAGATGCTCATGGCGAATCATTACGCACATATGATTCAGAGAAACTGGAGGCGGGCCGTTGCAGACCCAGAGTACCTCGTGTGCCGAAACAGGTTGATGTACGAGTTTAAAAAAATATCTTCAGAAACAGATATGCATCGGGTTAAAAAAACGCACGTATGAAGAATAAAAGATGCAGATCTTTGTGAAGACTCTCACGGGGAAGACCATCACCCTCGAGGTGGAGAGTTCTGATACTATTGCGAGTGTCAAGTCCAAGATTCAAGACAAGGAGGGCATCCCTCCGGATCAACAGCGACTCATCTTTGCCGGCAAGCAGCTCGAGGATGACCGCACGATGGCTGATTACAATGTGCAGAAAGAATCGACGCTCCATTTAGTCCTTCGTCTGCGTGGAGGCTAGTTGACCATCGAGTGCATAAACTTGATATTGTTTAGAATCATGTTTTTATTCAAAATTTCACCGGATCTGTAGCGACGCCATACTTGATTCTGCATGTTTCTGACGTACGGCGTCCCATTTGAACCCATCCAGTTTGTCATGTTTGCCCACATGATGAGCCGTGAAAAAGGTACGTCATCGAGTGCATGTCGGTCCCCGTTGACAAACCGCTGTACCTTTGCATTGATTCCCGTCAACACGTTCGGCAAAGTGGACCCTTTAAGTCCACGGAATCGCATGAGCCGTTTCTGATACGCGTCCCATGTATGGTAATTTTTACGCCGAAGTTTCAGGCTCATGCGTCTCCAGTTGTCCGGGAGTTCATGTCTGGCTAGAAATGCAGGTGAAACATTGACGCGTTGTCCCTGTTTGTTGAACGTATACGGAGCACCTTTCGGTGTGTTTAAGAACAACACGACATTTCTCTTGATGTATGAATAGTATTGCCACCGGTTATTCTTGTATGCCTGTGGGGCAGCCCGATCAATGAAATCGACGCCGGTTCCAATCTTTGGAGTCTTTGCAGTGGCCCGCGACCGGTTCACCACGGGAGGTCGAACAACTGAAACTGCAGGTGAACCAACCTTGGTCACCTGCAGTCCCACCGGCATGGTACGACGCGTGTATGGCGTGGTTGCACGAGACAATGCCCGGCGTGTCTTTGGACTGGCCGCCTTTGCAATTTGACGCAGCATGTTTGCTGGAAGGTTCGGTTTGTTCGGACTCCGGGTCGGGCTCGGGCTCTTTTTACACTTTCGTCCGAAACATGCAAGCATTACTATATGCCGATAAAAAATGTTGACAAACAGTATGAATCGCTTGTTTCAAAACTCGACAAACAACGGGCGTACAGGGTACGAGTTAACATCTGCTGCTCCCAACGGCAGTCTCCGTACGGTGTACAATGTCACCAAAGGCCGCAAGACGATCCGTCCAGGTATGGCGCGTATTGCGTCAGGTCAACAGGGTGTCGTGTTTCTGGCATCGACAGACTCTGCGGGGAAGCGTAAAATTATCATCAAAGTTTCACCTTCGGACAAGGCGTACTCCTCAGCAAACCAAGCGGCCCGCACCGAATACATCATACAAAAGGCTCTTTATAAAGTCGCACCGACACACATCCCGAAGCCAATCAAGTTTTTCGACCAAAACCTGTTTGTTCCACTTTCCGCATTTACGAACCGACGCGACAGTATCTACAATTACAAAAAGCAGATGGTCATGTACACCGAGTACGCACACGGTGGAAACCTAAAAAGCTGGCTGCGTAAAATGGTCAGCCGCGTCACCGACAAAGTGATGGCGGATCTCATTCGCCAAGTGATTGCGACGCTCAAGAAAATTCACACAAAGTACCCAGAGTTTCGTCACAACGACCTTCACCTCGGAAACATCCTCGTCGATGATACTGGTAAGAAGGTTCGTCTCATGCTCACTGATTTCGGTCTGTCTCGTCTGACGAAACGTGGCTCGAACCCAGTCATCAATTCTGGGAATTATCGAAACGCTGGCATTTCAAACTCCACGTCATACAAATACGATGCACACTATTTCCTGAATTCACTTGACAACGAAATCAAACGCGGTCTCCCAGAGACTGAGGCGTTCCTGGGTCGCATGCTTCCAGGAAGCTACCGCGGTGCCAACACGAACAAGGTGTCTGCGTTCCGCCTCAAGAACGGTGCATCCAATGCAGACTTCCCGTCATTCACGGACATTCTGAAGGACCCGTTCCTTTCTGGGAAACCGGCTCGGAGCGCCACGCGTCCAGCGTCTGTCATTTCGCCATCCATGCGAGCTATTTTCGCTACAAACACACCGAA